ATGAAAAGTTCTTCTATTGCCCTAAGGTCTCACGCAAAGAACGACATATTGGATTTGATTTAACAACAATACCTACTAATCCAGAAGGTATGCTTGATCACGCCTATAAACAGAATGATGAGTTTGCCGGTAAGAACTATCAAGCAGTTAAGAACGAAACATTAAAGACCGGTAACAATCACCCAACAGTAAAGCCAGTAGAACTTATGAAGTATCTTGTTAAGTTAGTCACACCGAAAGGCGGTACAGTGTTAGACCCGTTCAATGGTAGTGGGTCAACTGGTATGGCTTGCGTTGAGTTAAACTTTAACTATGTTGGCATTGACCTTGATAGTAACTATGTTGACATAAGTGTTAAGCGCATTGAAGCGCACGATAAGAAATATAGTCTAAACCGTGAGTTATTTGTAATTGAATAATCAGATAGAGATACCTTTATTCGGTCAACAGTCAACTATATTTCAAGACTGGTTACAGACCGATAAGCATTGCATAGACATCGTGCCTGTTGGTAGTGGTAAGACATTTCTTGCCGCTATTGCACTGCCTATATTTGCGAGTGATGAAAAGTATCACAAAGGTAAAGACATTATCTATAGTGCGCCTACTGGGTCAATGATTAAGTCACTGATATGGGAACCACTAAAGAAATCGTGCATTGAATACTTCGGCTTAGTAGATGGTAAAGACATTAACAACAGTGAACTAACTATCAAGTTCCCAAGCGGTGTATTCATTCGTTGCAAATCAGCAGAACAAAGAGAGAACTTACGCGGTCTCAATGTTGGCGTGTGGGTAGCAGACGAAGCAGCCCTCTATACATCCGAGACATTGCAAGAAATCACAAACAGACTTAGACCTAAAGTGGGTCAACCAGATACACAAGGTAGATTGATTGTTATCAGTACGCCTAACGGTGCAGGGCCACTATATGATTTGTTTAAGATGGCACTAGAAATGCCAACAAAATATATTGTTAGACATTTGAACTATGAAGAAATGCGTAGCGGTAATCGTGACTTCATTGACGAACAAAAGCGAATACTCAGTCCCCTCAAGTTCAATCAAGATTATATGTGTCAGTGGGAAAGCGTTGCTGACCAGTTCTTCTACACTTGGGACAGACATAAGTATTGTAGAGAAATAGTAGACAAACAACAAGACTTGTACACATTCCATGACTTCAATAAGCGTGTCATGTGTGCAACAGTAGCACAGGTGACAAATGCAGGAAAGCCAGACGGAACTATTGAAATACTTAAATCTTATGCAATACCTGACTGCGGGACTGAAGGACTTGCGCAGGCTATCAGAGAAGACTTCCCCAGAAGACGAATTAACGCAGTTATTGATATGTCAGGAACTCAAGCGAATAGAGATACAACTTCGCCCTTTGGTATCACTGATAGAGTCTTACTTGAGAAGTATGGATTTACAATCGTCAACAGTAGGAAATCAAACCCCCTTATCACTGACACAGATAATACAAGTAATGGATTTATCAACAGAGGAGGACTTGTAGTAGACCCTAATGATAAGAAATTATTAGAAGCACTACAGACTTACCACTTTGAAGACGGTACACGAAAGAAATTAGTAAAATACACTGAGCAAAAGTATGCTCACATAGACGGACTAGGAGACTCAATTAGATATGGCATTCACCATCTTTTCCCCATTCAACACCATACCATTGGCATATCAGAGTATGTTAATTCTGACCAACGCTTATCCCGTGCAGGTAGCCCTGGTGGCGAGTATATGCCTCATAGCCCTCTGTACCCTGGGGGTCCTACTTGGGAAGAAATACTAAAGGGTGAGCAAGAAGAAGACTTCATGAGTTGGAGTTAGTATAAATAAACTAAAGGAGACAACTTATGGCAAGTAACGGAAGAGTTTCTATTGAAACACGACAACAACGATTTGATAAAAAATATGTAATCAATGAAGTAACAGACTGCTGGGAGTGGACACACGCACTTAACAATATTGGTTACGGAATGTTTCGCTGGGCAAGTGACAAAATGCGGTCAGCACATAGAGTCAGTTATGAATTACACAACGGACCTATACCAGACGGAATGGCAGTGTGTCATAAATGTGACAATCCAAAATGTGTTAACCCAGAACATCTGTGGACTGGTACACTTAAACAGAATGCACAAGATATGGTTAGTAAAGGAAGAAATGGTCGCGGCATGTTTGGGTATAAACACAAGTTAGGAACATGCAAACATTGTGGTGCTATTAGACCTGTTAACACATTAGCAAGAAACCACAATGATAAGTGTAAACACAAGCCTTGAAGTATAAATACATTAAGCGCAATGTGTTCTACACTCATATATGAGAGACAATAACCTATGAATAATTCAGATTTACTGAAGAAAAATCCTGTTTATAATGTAATTTATGACCAAATGCTTGCCTACCAGTTAGCATATCTCGGTGGTTACAGTTTCAAACAGTATGTGCGTAAGAAACGCCCAAGTGAAGACAGCAATCTATGGATTGACTTAATTAATAACACGATTGCACAGCCTATTTGCCGTTATATTGTAGACACCATCAACGATGTACTGTTTGACCCTGGTGTAAAGCGCAATCTACAGTTTTGTACACCTTCAGGTTCGTTCATCAACCCTAAGAATGCTGAGTGGGCAGACTTATTCCTGCTTGACGCTGACTTAAACAACAGTAGTTTGACAGCATTTATGGAACAAGTAGGTGATTTAACAAGTATCTACGGACATTGTTGGATTGCAGTTGACATGCCACAAGAGGGTGACGGCACATTAGGTCGTCCCTACACAGTTGCTATACAGCCTCTCAATGTATGGGACTGGGAGTTTGAATATTACGGTGGTAGACCTATGCTCAAGTATGTAAAAATACTTGAGATGGAAGATGAGAATAACTATTACATCAAATGCTATCACTTAGGTGACGCAACAAACCCTTCATACTGGCGCAGTTACGAACTTGAGAAAAATGCAAACTCTATTCAACTAAATGCACCAGCAAAACTTACAGGTGAGGGTGTCTTCCCACTAGGAATGTCTATCCCTGTATTCATTGCATACGGTCGTCGTGACCCTCGCAGAATTGACTTAGGCGTATCAGACATTGACAGCGCAACAGATGCACAACGAGAACATTATAAATTAGAATGCGAGGCCTATTCAGCGGTACAATTCGCACACACAATCATTCGTGCAGAGCCAGGCGTCAAAGTCCCAGTACACTCTGGTGCAATCGTTCGTGCAACTGAGGGACAGATTGAAGCCATCACTATTGATACTGGCGATGTTCTTACAATCATCAAGAAGCAAGATAACATTCTAGAACAGATTGAAGCGTTGACTGGCTTAGGTGGTTTACGCAACACTAAGAATCAAATCGCATCAGGCGTTGCCATCATTGAAGAACGCAAGCAATTGCATAGACTTGCAAAAGCAAAAGCGAGATTGATGGAATCAGCAGAAGAAACTATTCTTACCTATGCTGCTCGTTACATGGGTATGCGTTGGGCTGGCGAAGTTAGATACAACACTGACTATGAAAGCCACGATACCAACTATAGATTAGCATTAATCAAAGAAGCAAAAGCATTGTCTCCAGAAGACCCAGTAATCAATGCATTAGTCAATAAAGAAATTATCGGTATGCTTGCGCCTTCTACTCAGATTGCTGATTATGAGCAACTATACATTGACACTATTCAAGACCCTGCACTAAAGGGCTTGATGACAGAAACTAATCAAGAAGTATTGAGTCGTGATCTCATGCCAAGTATGATCCCTGTAGAGAGAGAATACGAAGATGATGACAGCAATATGGAACAAGCCAGTGAAGACGCTGGCGGCGATGATGACAATTCTACATTACTTGGTGGTGCGGGAACGCCCATCACTAATCTAGGAATAACATATACACCTCAGCAGGCAATTGCAGTACAGTTGACTGGTGGGGTAAACACAGGTAGATAATTCTATTATACGAATAGAATAAATACAATACAAATCGGTAGTTACGAACAACTAAGGAACAATTAAATGAATGAAGATACTTTCGTTGGCAACGAACAAGCCCCTGAAGTAATGCAGGACCAGGCAACTGGTAACAATACAGAACAGACTGTTAATGCAGGTGCAATTCGTAAAAGCACCACTAATACAATTCTGAATGCTCTCAGCAATGCGAGTGGACAGAACTTTGAATCAGTAGAAGCGGCGTTAAGTTTCATGGCAAGAACATCTGCTCAACAAACCAGCGGTGGCAACGCACAGCCAGTAGAACAACAGAATACAGATAGACGCTCTAATCGTGTCACTACAAATGACTTGCATGAACAGTTCAATCGTCTCCAACAGGACCTTACTATTAAGGAACAGAAGTTGAGAGAGCGTGACTTGGACTCAGAGATTCAACGAGCAATGGGTGAACGATTTGACTCCGATCTACTTGACTATGCTTTAACTAAAGTAAAGTCAAACATTGAATGGTACGATGATGGTACCTATGCAATTGTAGATAACAAGGGTCGTGAACGCTATGGTATAGATGGTTCTCCTCTAACAATCAGTGGTCTCGTAAATGAAGTAGCGACGGGTAATCCTAAACTTCTTCGTCAGAGTAGCGGGAACAGTGGTTCTGGTTTAAGACCTGGACAAGGTAGTTTTGCTGGTGCACTTGAAGAAGGCATACCAGACTATACTCGTGACCCAGCAGCGTTT